TGATTGAGCAGACATATAGAATAAACGAGCATACAGGCGAAGTGGTTAAAAGCAATGTGCGCCATATCGCGGCGGCATTTGATGATGATAAAGGCTATTTATTTTGGGCTAGGAAATCATTCGCAAAGTCTTTCCTTGATGTGCCTTTCCCTAAAAGCCTCACACCGGCAGAAATCGGCCGGCTAACATTGTTAGCTAAAAGTATTTGGTCGAATACAAATATGCTTGGCTATCGCGGCAATGGCGGGGTAAAGCCGTATAACATTGATATGATAGCGGATAAGATCAAATTAAAGCCACGGCAAACACATTATTTTATAGCTAAAATGATTAAGTTGGGCATGATTGCTAAAGTAGAAGTTAAGTCCGAAGATCGGCAGGAAACACAGTATTATATTAATCCGATATATTTTTTCAGCAGTAACAGAATACCATTGAACCTTTATTTGATATTCAGGAAACAGCTTGATGAAGTTTTGCCGGAATGGGTGAAAGAGAAATTTAACACGCAAAGTAAATAACAAAGGAGGCTGGAGATTGTGGATAAGTTTTATTGTGAGGCACATAAAAATAATTTTAATGATTATTATGTTTGTTTGCATTGTAAAGTAAATCAATTAGGGACTGTTACATGCAAGCATCGTAAACCAATAGAATTTATAGAATATCCTGGCGAATATTTGAGGAATTTTGATATTGAAACCATGTCGGTAAGGGGGTGATATTATGGCGGCTGATAATCCTGCTGCTAACAACGATAGAACAGCGATTGGCAAGCCGTTCGAGAAAGGACAAAGCGGCAATCCTACAGGCAGGCCAAAAGTGCCAGACGAAGTAAAGGCATTGCTAAAGGCTAATACATTACCTGCTGTTAACACATTAATTACTATAATGAGCGATAAAAAGGCTAAACATGCTGACCGCATACGGTGTGCTGAAACTGTACTGGATAGAGTGTACGGCAAAGCAGCGCAGCCTATCGTCGGTGATAATGAGTTTGATGCTATTAACATTGCGGCTAAACGTGACTTATCTAAATTATCGGATGAGGAGTTGAAACTCCTTGCAGGACTTGTTAACAAAACTACCGAGTAAGCAAGAGATAGAATGGGAGATATGGCGGCGCGATCCCTGGCAATGGATAAAGGATTGTGTTATCACCATAGACGAGACAGACGGTAAAACAAAGGACTTCCCTGACAAAGAATATTTCCCTTATGTTATCAATGCCTGGATGGAGTCAAATATATTAGCCGTCCCAAAATCAAGGCGCATGATGGCCACTTGGCTATTCCTTGCGCTTCATTTATGGGCGGCTATATTCCGTCCCAATTCTGCGGTGTTCATTCAGAGCCAAAAGGCCGAAAAGTCCGAATGGTTAGTCGGTGAGCAGCGCATGTGGTTCATATACCTTAACTTGCCCAAGGAGCATAACTGGCCTAAGCCTGTAAGATTGCTAAAGGGTAAGGGCGGTATAAGTCATGTGGTGTTTGACAATAAAAGCTATATCATGGCCATTGGTGAGGGCGCAGACCAATTCCGGCAGTATACGGCATCGCATGTAATGCTTGACGAGGTGGCTTTTTGGGATAAGGCAAAAGAGTCCTACACCGGCACATTACCAACCATTCAAGGCGGCGGGAAGGTTGTGCTGATTAGTACGGCTGACCCTGGATTCTTTGAGCAAATAGTCACTGGTAAACTGGAGTGATATTATGGAGGGCATAACCGATTATGTGACCCCTCAGAAGGTGCGAGTTGTGCAGATACATTATACTGCTGACCCTGACAAAAGAAGCGCAGAATGGAAGGAGAAAGCACATGAGGGCATGACTAAAGCCATGTGGGATAAAGAAATGGAAATAGATTTCAGTGTATATCTGGAAAAGCCTTGGTATCCTGAATTTAGGAAACAGTTTCATGTCGCTACAGGTCCATTAACTCCATTCCCCGGCAGACCAATACTGCGATTATGGGACTATGGGTTAACTCCTGCGACTGCGTTTGGGCAAGTGAGTCCAAAAGGGCAGTTGCTTATTTTGTATCCGGAATTACAATCTATTGATTGCGGCATTATCAATCATGGTAAGGTTGTAGTGTCTGAAAGCGCGACATTTTTCAAGGGTTACATATTTAATGATATTGGCGATCCTGCCGGAAACCAAAAGTCACAGAACGATGAAAAGACAGCTAACGAACTACTGCGGAAGGAATACGGCATTAGTGTTGCGCCTGGGGCTATTACATTGACGCAACGGTCAGAGGCGGTAAGGAAGCTATTAACATCTACCACACCAGACGGGCAGCCTATGTTGTTGGTTGACCCTAGATGTACTATTATTATCGGCGGCTTTACTGGTGGTTATCACCGGAAGGAAGTGGCCGGCAGAATGTTGGACGAACCAGAAAAGAACGAATATAGCCATTTATTGAACTGTGTAGAGTATGGAGCAGCGGATATTGTTCGTACTGATAAGAAAACACCATCCAAAACCAAAGTCAAAACAGCCTACAATCCATATAAAAGAGGGAGGTAGTTACATGCAAGCCAAAGACATATCTTGGTTGGAGTTTTTGACATATGCGCAACTGTATCACGCCGACACAATGCACAACATGCCAAAACCAACTTGTTATTGCCCAAGATTCGCTTATGTTAGATTATATGAGAAATACCCCGAGAAAGTGGTGATGGCAAAGTTTGAAAAGGCAATGAAAAAGGGTTATATAGATTATGGCGTTTCGATCGTTTGTCCGTGGTTAACGGATAAGGGAATGGAAACGCTTATTTCTTTGCAATAAAGGAGGTAATACATAATGTGCGGATTCCTAAAGCCTAACACCTCATTGCCACCAATGCCGCAAATAGCTAAAACGCCTGTCCTGCCGACCAAGGAAGAGGTTAAGGATGTTGCAGTAACATCACAAGCACAGCAAGAGCAAAAGCGGAAAGGGTTTAAGTCTACGGTCGCAACCGGCGGCATGGGTGTGACTGATACGGCCAATATTCGCAAGACAAAGATGGGTGAATGAGCATGAGTTTAGAGATAATCAAGCAGTTAGAACATCAGCGGGCATACGTTAAAAAGAAGCGGCAGACATATGAGGATGTATGGGCTGACATTATGGACCACTGTGCGCCGGACCTGAAAGGCTATCTTAATATAGACCAAAAAGACGACGGCACAAAGAAGGACGATGTCATATACGACGACGATCCAAAGGAAAATTGCATGAAATGTGCGTCGGGTATATGGGCCTCTAACTCTTCACCGTCCCGGCCTTGGATGTCGCGGAAGATGAAGATAAAGAAACTGAATGAAATATCAGAGGTCAGGGAATGGACCGATACAGTGACGGAGATAGATTACGACAACCTTCGCGAATCAAACTTCTACCCGTCTATGTTCAACATCTATTGGCAAATGGTAGCGGTCGGCACAGCTGCAATGATTATTGACCCCGACTACGACACGATATACAACTGCATCCCGCTGAATGTGGGCGAGTATTGGTTAGGTGTCAACGGTAAAAACCAGATTGACACGCTATTCCGGGAATTCAAGCTGATGGTATCCGAGATGAAGGACGTATTTGACGAGGAGAATATACCCGACAAGCTGTTGAAGACCATCACAGAAGGCAATCCGATGGGCGAAGAGTGTACCATTATCCATGTCATTGCACCGGATAAGCATAAGATAGCCCCATTTAAAAAGCCCTATGTATCAGCGTATTACCTTGTCGCCCAGCATGAGGGTAAGTTCCTGCAAGTCAAAGGCTATTCACGCAAACCTTTCGCCGCCTCTCCCTGGTTTAGATTGCACGGTGAGACATACGGCAAGCTGAATCCAGGACGTAACATGTTAAGCAACTGCAAGCAGCTACAGTCCATGGTATACGACTACTGCAAGGCCGTACAGATGGTCATTGACCCGCCGACGCAGGGAAGTTCTGATTTAGTCGAAAACAACGAAATATCGAGCATCCCGGGAGGGCACACGGTTATTAACCCAATGCAGCCGGGAGAAAAGCTGGAAGCACTGTTTGAGATTCGCCCGGATATTGCCGCACAATGGCAAAGTATCCAGGATAAGAAGCAACAGATTGCATCCGGCTTTTTGATTGACTTATTTATGGCTATGTCGATGAGGATGGATAAGGACATGACGGCCCAAGAGGTCCGGGAAATATCCGGGGAGAAGATGCTGGCTCTTGCTCCTGCTCTGGACAATATGCAACAGCTATTGAGCGACATTCTCGACATAATCTTCGATTACAGTATAGCCGCTGGCGTATACCCTCCGCCGCCCGAAGAGATACAGGGCGAGGAGATAAAAGTTGATTATGTCTCCGCTCTGGCCCAGGCACAGAAGATGGTTGACCTAAGCAGGATTGACCAAGTTCTGATGTATGTTGAGCGCATTGCTCAATACTACCCGGACATTCTACATAAGGTTGACTTCTTCCAGCTTATTGACGAGGTTAACGAAAAGGTTGTCGCTCCTGCCGCTATCGTCAAGGATGATGAGACGGTGGACAAGATACTGCAACAGATAGCGCAAAAAGCACAAATGCAGGAAATGGCGCAAATGGCTACTGTAGCGGCTGATGTGGGCGGGAAGATGGCGAACATGCCCATGGACCAGGATAACGCATTAACAAGGATGACGGGGGTGAAAGAGAGTGCCTAACCCACATATGACTATACGTGACCCAAAAGAGAAGGAGAAGCGCGAACAGGCAGAGTTAAAGCAAGCCAAGTTTGAGAATATGATACGTCTGCAAATGAGTACGCCCGTTAGCCGGACTTTCGTCGCTTATGTCCTTGACAAGTTGGGCTACATGCAGAACATTGTCGAGACTAATGCCTCCGTGTACGGCAAAACGGCAAAACAGGCCGTTGCTAACGATATAGCGCGGGAGATTAAGAAGGTATGCCCTGACTTATTTATGCAGATGGAAAGCGAGGTTGATAAAACATGAGTGAAAACGCTATAAGGTACGGGATAACAGGCGGGACGCAACAGGTAAAAGCGAGTTACGGTCTTCCTGTTACATTGGATACAGCAATAGACAAGGACACCGACTCAATCGACGTTGGGAAGATGTCTAAAGGCGGTATAACGGTAGCACATAACGCCATAACCGCAACAGCATTAAGCACAGAAATAGACTGTAGCGGATATAATGCCGTATTGATTTTCTTCGAGATAACGGGCGGCGCAAATAACTGGACGATTAGCCTACAAGGTGCATCCACAAGCGGAGGCACCTTTTTAAATTGGTTTGAGCAAGCAAATACGGGAACTATGACCGCAATGTCATATCAGACAAGTGTAAACGCAGGATGGATATGGAAGGGTATCCCCGACTATATCAAAATCAATGCCAATGAGGATGCAAATGGTTCTACGGTTACTGTGACGGTTCTGCCGTTGAATGTGTAAGGGGTGATAAAAATGGCACTTCTTGACCCTGTGGGTAATTTTACAATGAAATATATTATATGGTTTGCGGTAATATTTGTGATTTTTGAGGTGATATTATGGTGACGAGAAATA